TTCATATGCATTTATAACTAACTGCTTATAATATCTGTCAATTTCTTGCAAACTCGACATAATTGCCTCTGGGCTTCTATTTAAATCAAGATTTGCAACTTTTGCTTCTAATAAAGCTAATTCTGGAGCGCTTACAGACCCAAGCGTTGCCCCACTTGCTTTAATTCCTCTTAATGCGTCGAAAGCTAAATTTGCTTTTAAAGTTTGAGTAGTTAACCTAGCCTCACCGGCTTTAGTAAAAGGCATCATTCCTAAAATCATTCCAACAGGGCCAGTAGTCATGGTTGGGTTTTCTGATATTGTTTGCATTAAATCCGAAACAGTGTTTAAGACAGTTCCTGCGCCAGTTGCGGTTGTAATGTCTGAAACTCTTTTTTGCTCTATTGACTCCACTTGCCTATTAATTTCATCAATTTGTAATTTTAAAGATGGGGCTAAACTTGGTTGCATTAGTGCTACTTGCATCAACATATCTCTTTTAGATTTTAATGCAGCAATTTGATCCCCACTGACCGGCGTTTGGCCGCCGCTCATAGTCATTAGGTTAGTAAGCATTTGAGTCTGAGCTGCCGCCGCCTTACGCTTTCGCTCAATGTCTGCACGTTCAGTAAACTGCGCCATTAAGTTGGATACTGAGGTTCCCTCTTTACCTTGAAGAGCTAAACCCGCATCTCTAATTCCTGCAAATGCAAGCATCCTTCTTTGGTTTTTTGACAAATTTTCAAATGGGTCAGTTGGCGTTGCGAGTTGCTGTTGGGATCTTAAAAAACTTAATAAATCAAGTTGAGCTTGATTTTGATCTACAGTCGGTTGATTGTTTACAGGAACAGGCTGATTTACGATGTTTACAGATTGATCTGCTATGTCTTTTACTTCTGGGTCTACTGTCAAAGTTTCTTGGTTTGGCAATCCGGCAGGAAACAAAACCTCTAATTCTTGCGACGTAGCTTCATCGCCTACTACGGCCATTGTACTTTTAATAGCATTAGATTGATTTAATCTTCTTATGTCTTCTTCTGTTAATAAATATGGTTCCATGTTACATCCCTAATTCAGCGTACAGCCCAATGTAATTGACGCGGCGATACCCGTCTTCACCCATAACAACATATTCTGGGTAACTCTTCTCAAGCTCCTGCGCCATAACTCCAAATGTTGGATGATTTTCTACGCCAATCTCTTTGGCTTTGTCGTTCCAATCCCAACGGTAAAAGTTAACGTCTGATATTTTGCCGGCGCTGACTATGTTTTCTTTTAGCCTAACATCAGAGCCACCAAATAGATTTGGGAAGCCTTCCCCAAAAGCGCCTGCGCCTGACAACAATTTACCAAATGTGCCCATAGGATCTCTCGTCGTCGTTGTGCCGTATCCGGTAGGTATTCCTCCTGCGGCGCTCACTAATGCGTTTAAGCCGGTAAGTGGGAAGTCTTGCTCTCTTGCAAACTCTCCGAAAGCGGTGTCTAGCCTTGCTTGGTCTAAGGCGCGAGCCGCCTCGCCTGCCTGCATTTGAGCGCCAAGCCCTGCAAGCTGAGACTGTAGTTGCTGCCCTGCCGTCTGGCCAAGTCCGGCTGCACCTCGGGCTCTGACGTCGGCAGCTTGAAACTGACCACTAAAATTAGCTTGCCGCGCCTCTTGCTCAAGATTAGCTTGCTGTATAGCAAACTGATTAGCTGCTTGCATATTACCTGATCGAGCCGCCTGCTCTCTAGCTGCCGCAGCCTCACGAGCTTGTTGGGCAAGTGTCTCGGCTTGTAATCCCTGTTGAGACGCAAGAGTTCTGGCTTGCTGCACGTTTCCAATATCAAAACGTCCAGAGCCAAGTGCTTGGGCAAATGCTTTATCTTGTAAGTTTGTAACAATGTCTGCCGCTTGCTGTCCGTATGCCTTACGTGTTTCGGCTTCAGCTATCCCTTGGCGACTTCCGCCAAATGCTTTAGCTGCCTGCGCTTGTGCGGCTAACTTATCTAACGCCATTTCTTGTGCTCCGCCTAAAGTTCTTAGACTGCTCTCAATGACGTTTTGTGTGTACGGCGACATGTATTGACCAATGTCAGTTGTAGCTAATCTGTCTATTCCTATTTGATCTGGCGCTTGAGCTGCTTGAACTGCGCCAAATCCTGCCATTCTTTCTGCGTCAGCAAGCCTAGCCGCATCCATTTGCTGCATCTGAAAGTCTGACAAGTCGCCATATGTTGAGGATGCCTGATCGTAAAGCTCCTGCCCCATGTCCAATGCGGCGTATCCTTCCATCGCCTGTTGCTGCAATGGCGTCATACCTGCAACGCGCTCGCCTTCGTATGGAGTAAATTCGCGTTCAGCAATTCCAGTTGCGTAAGGAAGAACCGTTTCCTCCAGAAATTGCTGCTGAAACTCTGGCATTTTGTTTGTTTCTGTCTTGCTTCCCATTATCTTATCTCCATCTCGTAATGAGTATACACCGACCTAAACGGCGACGCATCTACATATTTCTCAAAACCTTTTCTACCATCTGCTTCTAAGGCATCAAGTTGAGCGTCAATCGCCAAATTTTTAAAAAAAGTAATTGCTTCGCTCATCCATTGCCTCATGCGTTTACCGCCAATAAATTCAATCTTTAAATTTCTTCTCTGAGGGTGCTTTACAACCACAGTCGTTATGGCCGCTACTAACTTGTCCTCGAGATGAATAAGCCACATGACAGATCCACCTTCTCTTATGTCGTCCTCAACGTCCTGCATTGTGACGTTATGAGACTGCCTAAGTATCGCCGGAGCCAGTAACTCCATACCCTCGCTAATGTAATCATCAAAGTCTTTAGTTAACACGGGCAATATGCTCACCTTTGGCTTTGTATCTAACCTTACTACATTATCTAGCATATTTACACCCCTAGCCGACATTTCATCACCAAGTGCTCAACGCAACACGTTTCCAGATAGCCGTAGAGCCGTCATAAGACGCAGTGCAAATATATATATAATTTGTATCCCAAGCGATCATATTAGCAACATCTCCAACAGAGCCGACACTTGAAGCAGGCGCCGATTGTTGTGTTGCAACTTGTTTAAATGCGTTTGTAGAAGAAACAACAACATATTTATTTACCCTATCATACAAAATAACCCCGTCTTCGGCGGCGGAGCTATACTGATCTTTTGCGTCTAATTGATTAAGCGCCTTGCCAAGAAAGCGCCTAATGTTTTCTGCCCAAGCCTGTATGTCTGGTGTATACGGCGGAACAATCCTCATCTACGCCCGCCTCGGCGTGCGTCTAGACGCATAACGCCAAGCCTCCAATCCGAAGCCGTATTGCCTTCAACTCGCATACGCACTTGACGCCCTTGGAATCTGACAGAAGTAGGGTTGCTCATGGTAAATGGCCCGTGCTCAGTCTCACTGGCATTAGGGTAAAAACGTGTTTTAAATTTAGCCGTGACGTCGCCTTGCGTCTTTTCATCTGGTATTAGTTCCACGACGTTCATTAGATTATCGCCATTGCCGATGGCAATCGGGCCGCTTTCAGCAAAAGGTGTGGCACTGTCGTAGCTGTAGCCTATCTCGTGCTCGTACAGCTCGCCGTCACTTCTTATAAACATTGGGTATCTAAATACGCCTCGATCAACGCCGGCAGTGCGATCCATAGAACCGGTCATCCATATATTTTCTGCATAATCATATGCCACATATCGGTCGCACTCAGAGCTATCTGAGCTCGGGTAAAACCACCATATCTCGTTCCACGCTGAATTTACAACGGCGCTAACTTTGCTGCGCTGATCGCTGTTAAAATCAGAAAAAACATAATCGCCAACGTCGCATGGAATAGATGAAACTCTACCTCCGGAGTACGCAAAAAAACCGCGCTGACCCATCCAGAACACGCCGTTATCTACTGATGCCGCCGCTCCGGCTCCTACCAATCCGCAAGACGTGCCAACCCGTTCTAGTCCATACACAAAAGGTGGCCCCTGATATGTCATGGTATGACAGTCTTCGGACGTAAGGATCACTGACTGACCTCGCGTTCTTAAACCACGCAAAATTATGCCATTTGTCTGTATTCTAATGTCGCCTGCTTGGTTTGTAGCTGCCGCCGCCCAAGTTGTGTTATTTTCTTGGTCGCTCCATTGCACTTTTCTTGGATCTCCGCCTGCGCCAAGGCAAACCACAAAACGCTCTTCTGTAACCATAAAGCCCGAGCAAGATGTAGGGGCGTTTGAAACTTGCGCTGCTTTAACAGAGTTATTAAGCTGCCATTCATACAGTTTGCCGTCGTCTGGCGACATAGCTAAAAGATACTCGCCCCAGTTATCAAGTAACCAAACTGTAGCTCGTAATATATTTTCGCTATCAACTCGTGGTAACCCGTACTCTTCTCGTCCGTAAAAGCTTGCCCCATAGCCAGTGTTTATAGTTGCATCAACTCTGCCGGCTGTTAGCCCAACAGGAGTAATATCCGCAGATGTTCCATCAGCTTGTAACGCATAAAGCTTATTATAGGTTCCAGTTGCTAAACGCCTGTTAGAGCTGTTATCTTCCCACGCTATAATAGATCTAGCAACGCCATTAATATCTACGCTTTGTCTTTGCCTCCATCCACCTATTGGGCGCAAAGCATCTTCATGCCACCTAATTAAGTTGACGTCACGCCATCTACCTTGTGACATAAGATCAGTGCCATTTCTATACTGACCTTTTGGAATTTGCATAGAAATTAACGGCATTATTCACCTTACGTTTTTACTAATAATTCTGTCGCTGAGATAGCAGTCCCTGCCAGTACACTTGGCGTTGCAGCCGTTGTGCCTATCGTTCCGTCATTCTGTACGAAATATTGTTGCCCTGTGGTGAGACCAGATTGCTCATCATTTACTGCACCAATAATATCTACAGTTGCACCCTTGGTATCAGCTACAGCACCACCTTTGGATATACCAATGTAGTTTTCGGAGGTGAGGTTAGTGCTTGCGTTTCTCAGAACTATGCTCGTGCCATGTTGAGAATTTCCAAGGTCTTGGTAAGCAATAACAATTCTTTCGGCATTTGAGTCGTAGACTGCATGAGGAAATTGAGTATAAGCAGCTTCAAAAACTACAGGTGTGTCAAAGGTTATAGATGTACCACTAACTGTACCTACTGCATAAGTACCATAGTTACTGTTTGATGTATCTTTATATGCAATGACTATTTTACTTGCAGAAGTATTAAAAGTAGCCGAAATATCATCAGTAGACCCCGTTTCAAAAAAAACTTTATCTCCAAAAGTAACAGCCGTACCGTCAACTGTTCCGACAACCGCTGCACCTTTATTACTAGCCGTTCCATCTTGCCACGCAACAACGATTTTATTAGAGCTACTATCAAAAGTTATAGAAGTTTCACTTATTCCCCCAGAGGACTGTGTAGAGAAAATATACTGCGACCCAAAACTAATACTTGTACCGCTAACTGTTCCGACAGTCACTTCACCGTAACCTGATGAAGTGTTGTCCCTATAGGCAATTACAACTTTATTACTGTTGCTATCAAAAGTTATTCCAATGTGATTGGTAAGAGCACTTTGAAATACAACAGCAGTTCCAAAACTAATTGAGGTTCCCGAAACAGTTCCTACTATGGCTGTACCGTAATCACTATTATTTCCATCTCTATATGCGATAACTACTTTGTTATTACTACTGTCAAAAGTAGTATAAATCTCAGAAACTGAAGCGCCACTATCAAATTCAGCTACCGAACCAAAAGATATGGATGTGCCACTAACTGTGCCTACTATGGCTTTACCGCCCCCACCCACGGGCCAAGCAAGAACAACCTTATTACTACTACTGTCAAAAGTAGCGTCAATTCCTGCATCACCAGTCCCCTGAAGGGACTCGGCATCATAAAAAACAACAGCAGTTCCAAAACTTATGGACGTTCCGCTAACAGTGCCTACAATAGCCGTTCCTGCACCACTATTTCCATAATCCTTGTAAGCTATAACTACTTTATTGTTGCTGCTATCAAAAGCAATGCCAATTCTGTCTACTTCAGCCGCCTCAAATACTGTGGCACTACCAAGAGCCTCTGCGGTTTCAGCAACAACACTCACCGTCCCATCAGCATTAACTACCACGGGCTGTCCACTTGGCAATGTGCCACTGGCTACCGCTTTAAACTCACCACCTTCTTCAGCCCCTATACGTTTTAACATAGTTACCCC